AAATGGTGCGTGTCGCAATATTTATGCCAACGGCAGTCATTTGCCCGTCCATGACGGGTTGAGTGGCCGGTTTTGCCTCTTTTACCTCTTCAATTACGATTTCCGCTATGCCTGTACCATATACAGCAGCGTTAATCAGACATTCAGCAACACCTTTACGGATTTTGGTCTGGCTAAAGTCTTTGTGTAGTTGATTGCGTAAATAGGCTATATCAGCAGTTTCGCCATCTCTCAGATCGTCTTTTATGTCAAAGAACGACCCTCGACCAAAGGTTGCCTCTTCAATCTCAGATACACCAGACTCTACTGCTTGCTGTAAAGCAGGGGATACAAGAGTAGACCGCTCAGACTCTCGCGTTTTGTCTTCGTCAGAAAATTGACCACGGAACAGTCGATTATATTCATCAAACTTCTTCTCATAGACATTTGAATAGAAATCGCGCCATGTATTGCACTTGTCCATGACCCAACTGCTAACAGACTGTTCATAGGCAAATGTTTCTTGGTCAATCATATTAGTACCCTGCCACGCTATCTAAAACGTCAAAGGTGTCTGTTTCAAAGTGCGTAGCATACGACACCTTGGCAAGCTGGTCTATATATGCTAGGGAGTCCACCATATCGTCATGTGTCAGCACATCTGGGAACTGAAATAGCTCATCCATCAACTGATAGTTCCAATCGCCCTTATTTAGGGCAATCAGTCCATTCTCAAACCTGCCCTGTAACGCCCACATCACACGATCCACCTTTTTGCGATTACCATGTGTAAGCTCTACCACATGAAAATATCTGGCATACTTCGCCATCAAATCACTCAATGGACTCATAACTGCTTGTTTTGCAATGCCTTTTTCTATTCCTACTGACACGGGCCTGTAATTCTGTACTGCCTGGAAAATCTTTACTGCTGTCTGGTCGAGCGTCCACCGACCTACAATCATATCGGCAACCCACCATCCATCCTGATTTACCTTAACGACAGCTATAGAAGTGTTATCTAGGTTTTTAGTTTTGTTTTTCTTGCCCATCTCCTCAAAACCAGCGAGGTCAATGGCTATGTAATAGTCACCTTCGGGTTCATTTTCATCAAAATAGACCCAATCCTCTTTAAACATCTCCGAGCCACGGGCCTCAAACGATGCCATAAACTCCTGCCTGAAGGCGTATGAGGACATAGATTTCTTGGCCCGATCTATCTCTTCTTTCTCAATCAAGTTGTTGTCATAGCTTGTGTAATGCCACGCAGCAAAGTCTGGGTCATCTCCAAGTTCAGCGTTGCGATATAGGTCATAAAAGTGATTACGGCCCATTGGAGTGCCAATAAACAGGGCAGGAGCAGATCTGTCAGCCAGTGCAGGTCTCAATATGAGTTCCCAGACATCAGGCTTCATGTCTGCATACTCGTCCATTACAAGGTAAGAAAGGCTCACACCCCGCATGGTTTCTGGTCTGTCAGCGCCTTTAAGAGAGATAATTACGTCATTGAGCAGAGTAATCTGCATATTGTTGACATGGGAGTTCTTGATGACATCTTTGCCGACATCGAGGAGAAGATTCCACATAATGTCTCTGGCTTGCCCCTGAGTAGGGGCTACATAGAATACATGGCCTTTGTCCGATTGCAGGGCATTGACCATTATCAGATAGGCTGCGAGGCGTGATTTACCTGTCCTGCGACCCGCAGCGACTACCTTAAAGCGCGTAGGATCATTCCAGACGGCTTGCTGCCAAGGCAGTAATTGGATATCGAGGTTCATGCGGTTCGACTAGCTTTAGCCTTTTTCCACAAATCAGCATCTGCTTTACGCGCACCACCACTTCCAGTAGCAAAAGATCTGACGCGGCCCATAGCCCACTGGTTTGCGGTAACTCCAGGTCGTGAGCCAGAAGAGTAATAAGCACCCATTCCTCGCTTTTTGACCTGACTCAAGATGCGAACAGGAATATTGTATTTCTTGGAATAATCAGCGAGTGTTTTCGCACTACCGCTTTTTGCGCTTTTTTTTGCTTTTTTTCTTGCCACTCTTTGCCCTCTTCTTGGATATAACATCCATTTCAGCTTTAGTCAGAGTGCCTTCCCGATATTTCTTGGCTGTAGACTTTATCTCGTCTTCAGTTGCTTTCTTGTTTTTAGCACCGCGCACATACTTAACGGGAACACCCCGTTTAGTCTTGGGAACCTTTGCAAAGCGTCTAGCCACTAATAACTTGGCCTACGGACTCTTGCTTTTTTCTTTTTTTTCTTACCATTCATCGCCATAGCTACCTCCAGCTTTTACGCGCCTTATCTTGCGCTTTCTTGGTTAAATCACCGTAGTGAAACAGTCTAACACTTGATTTACTGTGGGTTGCACCACTATGTAGCTGCCCATTAGGCATCTTGTGGTACTTACCCTTAAATTCTGTACCGTCCTTCTTGTAGTGCTTAACTCCCATTCCCATCAGGATATTCTCCAAATTCTACCATGTGAGCAACATCTAACGCCCTCTGACCCACCTGAGTAGCCCATAGAGAGTCTAAGAACTCTTCTGCACTCTCTTTGTATCGGTCAGCAGCAAGATGTCCTAAAGCCTTCTGGAACTTCATCAATCTAGGCATACCTAAGTTAAAAGACAGGTTGCACAAGGCATCCTTCCTAACCTTATCCAATAGGCTATACCACTCAAAGGCTTCATCAAGTTCTTGGTCTACACGGGTAATGTCATTTCTAAGCAGGGTATAGACTTCAGCATCAGACAGCCCAATACCGCCATCTTCATCAATATTACGGCCTACACCTATTGTCCACTTACCCGCAGGGCATTTATAAGCAAACCTCTTCACACCTTCATGCAAAGACAGTTGATCAATCAGCTTCTGGCTCAATTAAATCACCTTTAACTTCCTCAATCTGAGGCATAGACGAAACATTGATTTGGATCTGGGGCCTCTCAGACGCACTGTGAGCCTCTTCACGCCATCTTCCTTGTGTCCGTAGGTAGAACATAGCTGCTCTCGTATCGCCATCTCTGGCTTTGTTGACAAGGCTGGAGGCTACTTCTGCAACCTTATCACTCTTATGCTTGTGATAGATTCCAGCAACTTCAGGATCTCTCTTCAATATCTCACTAAAAGTCGATCTAGGGATCTCAAGGGAATCAGCCATCATCTCTATAGTTAGATAGGGAGCCATCCAAGCCAGCTTCTGCTTCTGGTCATCATTAAGAACAACCATAGGGCGTCCACCACCCTCACCCTGACGGCCATTCTTAATCTTTACTGCTTCGCCCATACAACGCATTACGGGCAACTTTAGCCCGCCTCCTAGCCAACTCCAAATTAACCAAGGAAACATCCTCAGTCTCCTCACTTAACCTCTTGAGCCTCTGGTATTCGTCCTCTAGCTCTATAACTAACTCTACAACCATCTGATGGTACTCAGGTACGTTCATACGAGGCATTGTAGTCGGGTTTTTGTTTCTTGCAAGTTTGGGGGGCTACTATAATTATTACAGCATGGCCTACCCCCTCCCCCCTGCATCTTTCTGCCCCACCCTATCTGATTGATCTAGACCGGACTGACTAAGCAAGTAAGAGATTGGGATTAGAGAGAGTGAGTGTGTTACTGGTAGCCCAAAGCTATACCTGTATTAAAGTAATTCGATTAATTGAAGATATATACTTGTATATAATGGTGTACTTGTTATCATTGTTTCCGTTAGATACTTATTACTCAATTGGATTACTTATTATGATTAATACTAAATACCTTCTATTGGCTTTCAAATGGACTGCCGAACTGTATCAACAGGATACCGGCAGATCTGATATCCCCTTATCTGAATTGCACGAGTTTTTTGAAGAAGCTCTGAATCGTTATGTCGAGCTTGAATCTGGAATCGTAGACGATAGTGAGGTATCAGATGATCTCGCAGCTTAGACACCATTTAATCAATCTTTTAATCATTGCCTTGCATCCCGCGCTGGCCGTTTGTATTGGATTGATGGCGTTTCCATTTCTGATGTCATTTACGACTTGGGGATTCTGGGCCGCAGTCGCTTGTATGTCTTATGCAATAGTCAGTCAATTCGCGGTAATTTATATTCAGATCCACAATCAAAAATAATGGAGTAACAGATTATGACAGTTCATTTCACAAACGCCGGTAATCACCGAGGCAATGTCAGAGCATGGCTCGAGAATAGCAAGCTGCTAAACGATCACGGCTTTACGCCTGATACTCGGTATAAGGTCATTTATGCCGATAACGCGATCATTTTGTGCGTTGATGCAGATGGGCCGCGCAAGGTATCAAATACATTTAAGGGGCCGATCATTGACCTCAATAACAGCAAGATGAATCACTACGATTTCTCCAATGGAATCCAATGGTCTTTTACTGACGGTCAAATAGTTATCACTGGGAGGTCTGAATAATGGATATCTATTGTAAATTTTGCGGTGAACCATGGGATCACGATAGCTTGCACATGTTCGACGATTATCCGCGCCGGTCTGAGTTGTTCCGCAAACTAGGATGCCCCGCGCTGAAATACGAAGATACGGAAATAACGGACGATAATTGCATTGAAGGTAAAATCAACGGCGTCATGAAATTGCGTAAATTAGACCGTGCAGAGGCCGAAAAATACGTTAATCAACATTACATCGTAGACAGTCTATTGGCGGCCAGATCCGAAGTCGCAATGGAGTTATCGGATTACTCGGATGATTGGCTATTCTGACTAGTACGATCAATTAACCCAATAAGCCGGCTATATGCCGGCTTTTTTGGTAGGGGCTTCCCCGAAATAAAATTTATTCAATCGAGACTTATTCTTATGAAATTACTTGATACCACTGGCGGG